CCCCATTCTAAAACATTATTAACTACTGTTTTTTCACTTAAAGGTTTTCTTGCCATTACAATTGGTTCGTGAGCTGGTTTAAGAGCAGTTCCCCATCCTTCGTATGGTGAGTTTCCTTTGGTTATTTCTAACTCCACATAATCTTTATTATCCCAAGCAGTCTCATAAAAAGATGTATCGCCTTTTTTAGTTTTACTAAAATCTATTTTTCCTCCCTTTTTACCAACTACTTCTCTTTCATTACCTTGTACTTTATCCATAGCTTTTCCTATGTTCATAGATTTTGGAAAACCACTTCCATATATCCACATGATTTGGTCTCTAATCTCAAACCCAGCATCTTCTACTCTAACTGCCATTCTGTGATAAGTTCGTGAACCTGCGAATGAAAGTAAATAACCACCTGGTTTTAATACTCTTAAACATTCCTCAAATATTTCTTGTGAAGGAACATCATAATCCCATTTTTTACCCATAAAGGATAAACCATAAGGTGGGTCTGTAACGATTGAATCAATAGAGTTATCATCTAACTCTTTTAATTTATCTACACTATCTCCTAATAATAATTTCATGTAACTTTATACTATTTAGAATAGAGGGAAATTAATCCCCCTTATTCATTTGTAAATAATTGATAACCTTAAAACTGAGGGATATCATCCTCATTACTTTCGGTGTCATCTACTTCTTTGAATAGAGGTTCACCATTTTCATCCATTTGGTATTTCTGAACCAATTGTTTGATGTAAGTTCTTTCCGAATCAACACCACCATCTTGAGAAAAGAAAGGATAGATTGAAATCTCAGCTGCTTCGTTAAGTTCGAAACCATCGTAGATTAACCCAGCCATCTCAACAGATGCTCTGGTGGAAACCATTGAAGTTAACTTACCATTCTCATTCATTGATTGAGTTCTAGTGTGATGAGCGATTTCTGCGATTGCTTTCAAATCATATTCCTTAACTTCAGGAAACATAAACTTTAATAATCCTAATTCTTTAACATCATCAAGAACATCCATTTCAATAGTAACAAATCTATCTAAGATTGCTCTATCCATAACTCTTGTTGATGTGTATTCATTACCGATGTTAGCGGTAGCGATGAAAGTAACACCTTCAGCCACATTCACAATTGGTGAACCATCAGCCTCATCTAATCTCAAGTATCTCTGTCCTTGGTCAAGTACAGTCATTAAGATGTTCCACGCATCTGGATGAGCTCTCGATAACTCATCTAACAGAATAACTGCGTTTGGAGTTTTGATTGCCGTAACAAAAGCGGATTCTGAAAAGTATGTTCCTTTTTGTTTATCGAAGTGAGTGTTACCAATTAAGGTAGCTCTCGGGTCTTGAGTTGCCCCAAGGTTGAAATAGAAATCTGGTCTATCGAGTGCGTTCACTAAAGCTTTGGAAGCCATAGTTTTACCACAACCACTCGGTCCAGTCATCATAATATTTTTAGCTCTCACAGCACTTCTGATAAGATATTTCCATTTCAATTCTTCCATAACCAATTCAGTTGGTTTTAGAGATACCGAACCTTGGTGGATAAAATCTTTTATTGCAGTGTGGTCTGATTTATCTTCAAACTGAACACCACCTTGGTCTGTATTCATAGGAATAACTAAGGAGTTATAAACATTCATATCAACTTTTCTGTAAGTTTTCTTACCATTCTTATTGATGTATGCTTGAAGTGCCTTACCTTCTTTAAATGCTGTTTTTCTTGTTAATGTTGTTGCTCCAAGAGTACCAACTTTAGTACCTTGTGAATCTATCAGTTTCCAGGTATTACCAAACTGCTCAACTTTGTACACTTCTGTGGAAACATATCCAACTTTAAATTCATTCATTTCATTCATAATTATTTGTTTTAAGGTTTATACTTTATTTATCTTGGGGATAATTCCCCACTCATTTACTTTGTAAATATACGAAAAATAATTGGAATAAACAAATTTTTTCGTACTTATTTTTCATTTATTTTTGTAAAAATAATTGGTTCATTGTTTTCGTGATTTGGTTAAGATTTGTAACATCTACAAACTTAGCTCCTTTTCCA